TGCCGCACCAGTTCGATGTTGAGCGGGTTGTCTTCCACGTACAGCACCGTGCGCCGCGGCTGCACGTCGTCGGCCTCGTCGGCCGGCAACACCGCTGCGCGCGGCGCGGCGCGGCGCTCGCTGGCCGACGGCAGGTGCACCCGGAAGGCGCTGCCCTGGCCGGGCTGGCTGCGCACGCTGATGCGGCCGCCCATCAAGGCCACCAGCTCGGTCGTCGCCGCCGTCCTGGTGCCCGCACTGACGGGCCTGTGGACCGCCGGGTCCGCCACCGTCCGCTGGCTGCAGGACATGGGCGCCTGGCTGCTTCCTGTCATCACCCTGGTGGGCGGGCTGGCCATCGCGCTCAACGCGCAGGCCATCGCGACCGCGTTCGTCACGGCCGTGTTCTCCGCCTACCGCGCGGCGATCCTCGTGGGCACAGCGGTGACGAGCGGGTTCGCCGCCGCTCAGGCGGTTCTCAATGCCGTGATGGCGCTGAACCCGTTCGTCTTGATCGCGATCGCTCTGGTCGCGCTCGGGGTGGCGCTCGTCGTCGCCTACAAGAAGTCCGAGACGTTCCGCAACATCGTGCAGGCCGCGTTCAAGGCCGTCTCGGTGGCGGCCCTGTGGCTGTGGGACGAGGTGCTGAAGCCGGTGATCGGGTTCATCGTCAAGGCTTTCCAGTGGTGGTGGACCGCCGCGAAGATCTACTTCACCGCCGTGGGCGTGATCTTCTACGCGCTCGGCGCGGTGGCCGTCTGGCTCTGGGAGTCGGCGATCTCCCCGGAGATCGGCTGGATCATCGCCGGATTCAAGCTCTGGTGGGCCGGGGCGAAGCTGTACTTCTCCCTGGTCGGGGCCGGATTCCGGGCCGTCGGCTCGGCAGCGATGTGGCTCTGGCGCGTGGCGATCTCGCCTGTGATCGATCTGATCGTGGGCGGTTTCAAGCTCTGGTGGACTGGGGTCAAGCTGTACTTCGGGTTCGTCCGTGCCGGGTTCCGGGCGGTCGGTGCCGGGGCGACGTGGCTGTGGAAGTCCGCCATCTCGCCAGCCCTGAGCGGGATCAAGTCGGTCATCGCCGACGGCTACAACGTCGGTATCCGGCCCGTCCTGGACAAGCTGCGCGCGGCCGTCGGCAAGGTCGGTGACGCGTTCCGCATAGCCAAGGACGCCATCAAGGTGGCCTGGGACAAGGTGAAGGGGATCGCGAAGGCGCCCGTCGTCTTCGTCGTGAACACGGTGTACGGCAAGCTGCGCGGTGTCTGGAACACCGTGGCGGGGGCCTTCGGGGCTCCGAAGCTGCCGGCGTACACGTTCGCCACCGGCGGCGTCCTGCCCGGCTACACGCCGGGCCGTGACGTACATCTGGCAGCCCTGTCCGGCGGCGAGGCCGTCATGCGGCCGGAGTGGACGCGGGCGGTAGGACCCGGCTACGTCAACTCCATGAACGCCGCCGCGCGCGGCGGAGGAATCCGTGGCGTGCAGAGGGCTCTCGGCCTGCCCGGGTTCGCTGACGGCGGCATCTTCGGATGGGTAAAGAGCGCCGCGTCCAAGGGTGTCGACGTGGCAGCGTCCGGAGTGTCGTGGCTCAAGGACGGCCTCAAGGCTTCGGCTCTCGCCGGGATCAACAAGGTGGTGAGGCCCCTCATCGAGCGGATCTCGGGGTCCGCGTCGCTGTACCGGGACATGATCACCAAGGTTCCGGAGAAGATGGTCAAGTCCCTGCTGAGCTACACCGACACGGCGGACAAGAAGCTCGGCGCGGCAGGCATCGGCGGCAAGGGCTTCAAGGCCGCCCTCGCCTGGGCACGCACCCAGAACGGGAAGCCGTACCAGTGGGGCGGCAACGGCAACCCCTCGTGGGACTGCTCGGGCTTCATGTCGGCGATCGAGTCCGTGATCCGCGGGCAGAAGCCGCACCGACGGTGGGCGACCGGTGCGTTCTCTGGCTCATCGGCTCCGGCCGGCTGGGTCAAGGGCGCCAGCTCACCCTTCCGCATCGGGATCACGAATGCCGGTGTCGGTCACACCGCAGGCACGATCAACGGCGTCAACGTCGAGTCGCGCGGCGGAGACGGTGTCATCGTCGGGTCGCGCGCCCGCAGCTACCGGTCCTCGCTGTTCACCGACACCTACGGCCTCAAGGGCTACTCCAAGGGCACCCGCGGCGCCACCCCCGGCTGGGCGTGGGTCGGTGAACTGGGCCCCGAGCTGGTGCGCTTCGGCGGCGGGGAGGAGGTCCTGAACCACCGTGACTCCCTGCGGGCTGCGGGCGCCATGGGTGTGCTGCCCGGCTACGCCAAGGGCACCAGCAAGGCCAAGATCAAGGCCGCCCGGAAGGACATTCCCGGGGACCTGACCGGAGTGACGAAGGCGCTGACGGCGTCGGCGTCGGAGATCAAGCGGGCGTTCGACGCACTGACCAAGGACCTCCGCGCAGCCGGGGGCGCAGGCAGGTCGCTTGCCGCGTCGAGCACGAAGGCGTCCGCGAAACTACAGGCGCTGGCTAAGCGGCGGGACAGCGTGGACTCCCGTCTTGAGGCCGCCAAGTCGGCGGCCTCCGACCAGAAGAAGTCGGCCGCCGACTTCTTCGGCCTCTCCCAGGTCGGCGAGGTGGCCACGTTCACGGACCTGCTCGGGGGGCTGAAGTCCCGGCAGGCCGAGGCCAAGGAGTTCCAGCGGCAGATCGCGGGGCTGTCGAAGAAGGGCGTCAGCCAGGACATCATCAGCCAGCTCGTCGCCCAGGGGCCGGGCGGCCCGCTGATCGATCTGATCGCCGGGGCGTCCAAGGGCCAGCTCGCCCAGCTGAACAAGGTCTCTGCGGCGGGCGGGGCCCTGTCGACCAGCTACGGCCGGACCATGGCGGACGCCATGTTCGACGCCGGGACGCAGGCAGGGAAGGGCTTCCTGACCGGTCTGCAGGCGCAGGAAGCCGAGCTGCAAAAGGCCATGGACCGGCTCGGCGCCGGGCTCGTCGCGGCCATCCGCAAGAAGCTGAAGATCAAGTCACCGTCGAAGGCCACCCAGTGGGTCGGCGAGATGACCGGCGCGGGCGTCCGGGTCGGCCTGGACAACACCGCCGCCACCGTGGCGGCCGCGGCCGCGCGCGTCGCCGACGCCGCCGTACCCGCCGTGCCGACCGTGTCCCCGGCGGGCATCGCCGCTGCAGCATCCACCCCGCAAGGCCTCACCCCGGGCACGCGACTGCGCCTGGTCGTCGACGGTCGCGAGTTCAGCGCCTACGTCGATGACCGCGCCGACGGGCGCGTGGATGCCGGACTGACCCGCGTGCGCCGGGCCGCGTCCGCCGGCCGCAAGAAGTAGAAGAGAGGAGGGCCAGCCGGATGCCGATGATCGTGGACCCGGACGCGCCGCCCATCACCCCGCCGGAGACCGTCACCAGCCCCGACGGATGGCTGACGGCCGTCGTCGACACCACCTGGGCCGGGGTGATTCTCGCCGTCGACTACACCGCGTCCACCCCGCTCGCCGACGCGGCCGACGTCGTCAAGGTCCTGGTCACCCGGCAGGACCCGGGCGCGGCCGCACCGGTGCCCGTGCGAGGCGCGAACCTGGCGTGGGCGTTGGAGGGCGTCGGGCAGGGCTACGATCACGAGGCGCCGCTCGGCGTCGGCGTCACCTACACCGCACGGCCGCAGTACGCCGACGGCACCTGGGGGCCAGAGTCGTCCCTCGGCATCGAGGTGCCAGAGCCCGACCCGGTGGCGGACGTGTGGCTCAAGTCCATCGACCTGCCGGGCACGTCCGCGCGGGTGACGGTGATCGCGTGGCCGCAGCTCGCATGGACGGCCCGCATCGACCAAGCCGTCGTGGCCGGCAGCCCGTTCCCGGCGGCCGCGCAGGACGTGTACGGGGCGGCCGCCTCCGAGATCACCCTCGACGCGGAGGGCGACGCGATCGAAGCGGTACGCGCGCTGCTGACCACACCAGGTGTACTGCTGCTGCAGACCCGCCCCGCCTACCGCCGCCCCGACATGTACGTGCTGCTGTCTGACCCGGCCGAGGCCCTCGATGCCGCCCCGGACGGCGCCCGCACGTTCACCGCCTCCGTCATCCAGGTCGACCGGCCGGACACGACGGGCCAGCCGATGCGGATGCCGGAGTGGTCCTACGATGCGCTGGCCGGGGAGTACGCGTCCTACGACGCTGCCGAAGCCGCCTACTCGACGTTCACGGCACTGGCCACGCACGGGGCTGTGTGATGCTCCCGATCAGCGAGCGTGTGCTGACAGCCCTGCCACAGGCGGTCGGGCGGCCGTACTGGGCGGAGTGGTCCAACGACGGCGGCACCACCTGGTCCCGCTGCTCGATCGCTGCCGGGTCGGCGTCGGTCGCGGCGGACCGTACCGCGGACGTCCGCTACACCGCCGGCGCCGAGCTGGTCGGCGTTGCCGGTGGCCGCAACGGGGTCAACGCGATCTCGACCAACGTCCGCCTGTGGCAAGGCGTGCAGCTGCCGCGCACCGACCCGATCTGGTTCCCGGCCGGCCGGTACACCGTCACCCGCACCCGCGAGAACCGCAGCGGAACGATGACGGTGGAACT